ATCGGGCTGGAGTGGCAACGCCGCCGCATCGGGTGATAGTGGCAACGCCGCCGCATCGGGTGAGAGGGGCAACGCCGCCGCATCGGGCTGGAGGGGCAACGCCGCCGCATCGGGCTGGAGTGGCAACGCCGCCGCATCGGGCTGGAGTGGCAACGCCGCCGCATCGGGCTGGAGTGGCAACGCCGCCGCATCGGGTGATAGTGGCAACGCCGCCGCATCGGGTGATAGTGGCAACGCCGCCGCATCGGGTGAGAGTGGCAACGCCGCCGCATCGGGTGTGAGTGGCTCGGCTACTGTGACCGGTAGGTATGGAAAAGCATCCGCTATTGGCAAGCAGTGCGTCGCCGTTGCATGGGGCCAAGATAGCCTTGCAAGAGGCTCTGTGGGCAACTGGCTTGTGGTATCGGAGCGTGACGATGACGGAAACATCATCGATGCCAAAATCGTAAGGGTGGACGGAGAAGCCGTCAAGGAAAATACATGGTACACGCTGCAAAACGGCGAGATTTCGGAGGTGGAGGAATGAAGACGCAAAGACATTACTACGCCATCGTGGCCGAAAGGTGCGGCGTCCGGGTAGCTATGCGGTCGGAGCGCGATGTGACCGAGGTGGGCGATCTGGTTAGCGGCAGCAATAAGACAACCGTATATTCCGGGTACAAGGTCATCACAGAGCCACACTTTGTTCTGTGCGGAACCAGTGAGGACGATTTCCTATCCGCCCTGTATGCGGGGGATATCCCCCAGGTTTCCAAGGTCACCCGGGATGTGTGGAAGCTGGAGCCGGAAAAGGAGGATGCATCCGATGTGGACATCTGATCCGGTATGGGACGCGGAGTGCTACGCTGCAGAGCAGGACAGGCAGACCTACCGGCGCCCCGTGTGCGACTGCTGCGGGGAGCCTATCCAAGAGGATTGTGCATTGCATTACAAGGGGTTTTGGCTCTGTGGTGAGTGCGTCAGCAACAGTGAGGAGTATATCGAGGAGACGTGGGAATGAGCGATAACGGAGGAAAAGGAATGCTTAAATCATTTGATGAACTTGTAAAACTGGATGTGCGTCCTTACTGCGATGTGCGGGATGCAAAGGACGAAAGTGGGAAATTAATTAAGGTCCCCTATCTGAGCTGGGCAAAGTGCGTGAAACTGCTGCACGAAAACGGCGCGGAATCCGTTTGGTATGCACCCGTTGAATGCCCGGAAACAAAGACCTATCTTTGGCCGCAGGCAAAAGTAGTCACGAGCAAGGGGCGGGAAACCGAGTGCTGGTTTGTGCGGGTGCTGATCCACATTGACGGCATGGAATACACCTATGACACCCCGCTGCTGAACGGATCGCTTGTTGTATACACCGATACGCTGAACCAGCTCCGCATAAACAATGCCCTGGCGAGAGCATTTGTGAAGGGCGTGGCCGTCCGCACGGGGCTTGGATTTGACTTGTGGGCAGAGGGAGATACCGACGATGGCGAGGACGATTTGAGCCGCCATAGTATTTGGGCAATAAAAGAGCGGCTGGAAAGGCTTATCACCATCAAGGAAAAGAACGGCCTTGACCACCGAGATTTGCTGGCCAGTGTTGGCATTAGCGACAAGCAGCTAAATAACCTTATGGGATATTTCGCGACGATTGACAAGCTTGAAAAGGCGGTCAGCAAACTATGATACGGAACCACGATAGGAGCGGATGGTTTGGAGCGTCGGACACGGCTACGATTATGGGATCGTGGGGCACAGAAACATTCCGCAGATGGTGGGCTGTAAAGCTTGGTATTCGGCAAGACCATTTTTCCAATGCGGCGATGCAGGCCGGAACGGCATACGAACACAAGATACTGGATGCCGCGAATGTCCAAACGAGAGATAGGCAGATAAAAGTGCGCCGTTTGCGGCTGCGCGTGAATTACGACGGGGAAACCCGCGACATGATACACGAGGTCAAAACGCACAGCAAGCCTGTTTTTAAGGTCACCAAGGGATATTGGATGCAGTGTCAAGTGGAGATGTACGCCAGCGGATGCGGAATCTTTAGAAAACGGAAAGCCTGCCAAATCATCGCATATCGGATGACACCGGCGGAATATGAGAATTTTTTCCTTCCGATCGACATGAACAGGCTTTCAACTCACAAGGTCGAGTATGACAGCGAGTGGGTAGAATCGCAGTATCTCCCACGCCTGCGATATTTGGCAAAATGCTTAAAGCGCGGGAAGTGGCCGCAGTTAGAGGAGGTAATATGCAGCAAGTAACCGTTGATGCCGCCCGGTGGCAGCAGGACAGCGATGGGGCGTGGCTGTGCCTTCGGGTGCAGTCCCCCCGGTCGGCAATGGCCGTGTGCGACGAGCTGCAGCCGGACAAGCAGTATGTGGCGCAGATCAAGCGCAAGGTCAGGAGCCTTGACGCAAATGCGTATGCGTGGGTTTTGCTGGACAAGCTGGCGGCGCACTATGGGATTCCAAGGAATGATGTGTATCGGGAGTCAATCAAGATCATCGGTGGCGTAAGCGATGTTCTGTGCATTGTGTCAAAGGCGGCGGATGAGTTCTGCCGAAAATGGGAATCCAAGGGAACGGGCTGGATGGCAGAGCAAGGGCCGAGCAAAATTCCCGGCTGCGTGAATGTGACTGTCTGGTACGGCTCCAGCACCTACGATGTGGAGCAGATGAGCCGACTTATCGACCAAATTGTTGCTGATTGCAAGGAGGCAGACATCGAGACGATGACCCCGCAGGAGCTGGATGCGCTGAAATCTCGCTGGGGAGAAGCCCAGCCGCTGGGAGGTGATAAAGGTGACTGACAATAGACGGTGTTTTCTCTGTGGCAGAAATGGCGCAAGTGACCCGCTGGAGCGGCACCATTAGCCACATCTTCGGTGGGGCATACCGAAATAAAAGCGAGAAATACGGCCTTGTGGTGTATCTCTGCGGCGATCGGTGCCATAGAAATGGGAGTCTATCCGTACACCGCAACGGAAATCAAATGCGTCTGCTGCGCCGATATGGTCAGTTAAAGGCCATGCGGGAGCAGGGCTGGACGGAAGATGACTTCCGGCGAGAATTCGGAAAAAGCTATTTGTAAGGAGGAAAAAGATGGTAAACAGAATGATTTTGCAGGGACGGCTTTGCTCTGACCCCGAACGCAGAGCCACACAAAACGGGACAACGGTGTGCAGCTTCCGCGTGGCGTGGAGCGAGAAGGTAAAGGACAGAGAAACAAAACTGTTCCTCCCCTGTGTGGCATGGCAGGGAACGGCAGAGCTGATCTGCACCCACTTTGCCAAAGGCAAGGAGATCATCGTGGAGGGCAAGCTCTCCAGCCGGGAATACGAGGACAAGACCGGCAACAAGCGCACAGTGGTGGAGCTGACCGCCGACAAGGTGCATTTCTGCGGCAGCAAGGACGCTACGCAGAAGCCTACGCAGACCTTCACGGAGATTTCCGAGGACGACGGCGGCGACCTTCCGTTTTAAGGCGGTGTCACGATGGCAAGAAACTATGCTGCACTCCCCTATGACTATTTAGAGGAGATGGAAGCACTCAACGATGCAGAGTTCGGGCGGCTAACGCGGGCATTGCTGGTATACAGCATGACGGGAGAGCAGTTGGCGCTCTGTGGCAATGAGAGATTTTATGCCAAGCGCGTAATGGCGCAGGAGGATCGGTTTAAGGCGAGCTATGACGACATTTCTACCACCCGGCGCGAGGCGGGCAAGGCCGGAGCCGCCGCAAGATGGCAAAATGGCAAACGCATTTTTGCTAATGGCAAAAATGGCAAAGCCATAGTTGCTAATGGCAAAAATGGCAATACCGAAACCAATACCGAAACCAATACCGAAACCAATACCCAGCTATCTAACGATAGCAAGGGTGATATACGCGCGATGCGCTTTACCCCGCCCACCTTGGCAGAGGTGCAGTCCTATGTGGCTGAACGCCATTCCCCGGTGGACCCGCAGGAATTTATTGATTTCTACGAGTCTAAGGGCTGGATGGTTGGCAAGACCCCCATGAAAAACTGGAAAGCGGCTTGCCGAAATGCCGAAAAGTGGGAAAGATGGGCAAAGACTGCCGATCCCAAGGAAAAGACACCGGACAATAGCCTGGAGGAGTTTATGCGCTGGTAGGAGGGAAATGAATGAAAGATATTTGGGAAATGTCTCCCGGCATTACATACACCCGGAAAAACCTTGAAGCACTGACCGGGATGCCGGACAGAGAGAACCGGAGAATGATCCGGGCGCAGCGGCGGCAGGGGGTGCCCATTGTAGCGCTGAAGGACGGCGGATACCGCCTTGCCGAGACCGACGAGGACAAGAAGGCGCTGCTGGACATGTACCGCAAGCGGGCACTGGACGAGCTGGACACATACAGCAGGCTTGCGAAGGCTATGCAGGTGCCGGGACAGATGACCGTGGAGGAGCTGCTGGAGAAAGCGAGGGGCGTATGACGGTATACATGCGAGTAAGCCGGGACAAGTACGAGCTTCCGGATGCCGTTTCGGAATCTATCATCGAGCTGGCCAACATTTGCGGCGTCAGCTGGCGGACGATCTACAGGGCCGTGTACGGAGGCAAGCGTACCAAAGGACGGCCCAAGTATGTGGCCGTACCGATAGGGGAGGGAAACGATGATTGAGATCACGGTGCCGCTGGCGCCCGTCACAAAGAAAAACTCTATGCGGATCATGCATAGCAGCAAAACGGGGAAGCCGTTTATTATGCCGTCCCAGAAGTATATGGACTACGAGGCGGAAGCTGTATGGCACTGCAAAAAGGCCAGAGTGCAGCGTCCCATTGAGGAGCCTGTGGAGGTCAAATGCCTGTTTTATATGCCTACCCGGCGCAGGGTGGATTTGACAAATCTGCTGGAATCCATCGACGATGTTTTGGTAAGGGCCGGTGTACTCAAGGACGACCACAGCGGCATTATCGTTAGCCACGACGGGAGTCGGGTGCTGTACGACAAGGATAACCCACGGACAGTATTGTTTATCCGGGAGATGGAGGGCATGGATGCGACAACCCGAGATGCGCGTATGTAAGCGCTGCGGCCTGGAAAAGCCAATCACAAGCTACAACAAAAAAGATACCAACAAGTGGAGGACAACTTGCAAACAGTGTGATGCAATCGTCAGAAAGATGCGCCGGATAAGAGGAAAGAGGCTCACAAACCAAAACAACACGGAAAGCAGGGGGACGCTCTGTTGGAGATGTAAAAAAGCTGTTGGGCGCTGCTCCTGGACGGGGCTGGATAGATCCAAAAAGGTACGCTTTGAGCCGGTTCCGGGATGGGTGGCGGTAAAATCGCTTGGAATACCAGGCCGCAAGTCAGAGTCTTACTTGGTGCTAAGTTGCCCGGAGTTTGAGGCGGACGAAAGGGGTGGCGTTGGTGAATGATTTTGACTACGACTGCATGCAGAAAAAGCGTGTGGCACGAGGGGCATTTGCCCACATCAACAGAAAACGCGGCGGGTGTGCGCTCCCCAGCGACACCCTCACCGAAAAGAAGAGGAAGGAGAAAAACGGAGAGGTGAAAAGCTATAATATCACGCGGCCTATGCCGTGGCGGGAATTTAAGCCTATGCCGGAGGATCTGAAGCGCGAGTTTTTCCGCAACATGCAATCTTTCGGTGGTACGGCTAAATGGCTTGCGGAGGAAATGAGCGCTTGTGATGCAACGATACGCCGCGAGGCGGAATTAGTAGGTGCGCCATTCCGGCGCGGTGGCCGGAACGAAAAAATGTGGCAGAGCAAAGTTTCAGAGTGGGCTAACGCGGATGCGGTGTCCGTACATACGGCAGATGCGCAGGTTGAGGGGGGGCACATCATCTCCGATGCGCCGAAAGCCGAAAAGCCGAATACCGGCGCAAAGCTGCTGCATGCCCGGCTGGAGATGAGCGGTGACCGGGAATCCCTGCTTGCAAACCTACGGGTATTGCTGCCGGATGAAGGGCAGGTGACAGTGGAATGGTGAAGTATGAAGATTTCCTTGCAGGAAAGCAGCACATCCCGCCCTCCTGCGGATTTGAGGTGGACAAGCCTGCGATGAACATACACATGTTCGAATGGCAAAAGGACATCACACGGTGGGCGCTGCGCAAGGGCCGTGCGGCGCTGTTTGAGGAGTGCGGCAATGGGAAAACCATCCAGCAGCTGGAATTCGCCGATCAGGTGGCAAAACGAGAGGGGAGGCCTGTACTGATTGTGGCCCCGCTGACGGTGGGTGCGCAGACGCTGCGAGAGGTGCAGAAGTTCGGGTATTCCGCAGCAATTTGCAGGACACAGGCCGATGTGACACCGGGAATCAACATCACAAACTACGAGATGCTGCAGCACTTTGATGGTAGATCCTTCGCAGGCGTGGTGCTGGACGAATCCAGCATCCTGAAGAATTACACCGGCAAGATGCGGAACCAAATCATCGAAATGTTCAAGGATACGCCTTACCGGCTTTCCTGCACGGCTACCCCTTCACCCAATGATTATATGGAGCTTGGAAACCAAGTGGAGTTCCTTGGCATTATGAGCCGCACAGAGATGCTGGCGACTTACTTCATCCACGACGGCAGCGACACCAGCAAATGGCGGCTCAAGGGTCATGCGGAGGATAGGTTCTGGGAATGGGTGTCCACCTGGGCCGTGGTGCTGACATGTCCGGGGGATTTGGGATATCCCAATGACGGATACATATTGCCGCCCCTGAACATGACGGAACATATCGTGGAAGTAAAGTCCGGTGGCGAATATAGCCTGTTTGGCGGTGAGATTGCAAAAACACTCACGGAACGGCGGGATGCGCGGCGGGCCAGCTTGCGGGAACGATGCGAACAAGCGGCGGAGATCATCGCGCAAAACCCGGATGAGCAGTGGGTGTGCTGGTGTGACCTGAACGCCGAAAGCGAATTGTTGGCTGAATGCATCCCCAACAGCGAGGAGGTACGCGGCAGCGATAAACCGGAGGCGAAGGAAGATGCGCTGATCCGATTTGCAAATGGAGCCCTGCGCGTATTGGTCACGAAGCCATCCATTGCCGGATTTGGCATGAACTGGCAGCAGTGCCACAACATGATTTTTGTGGGGTTGTCCGACAGCTACGAGCAAATGTACCAGGCAATTCGCAGGTGTTACCGATTCGGGCAAAAGCGGCCCGTAAATGTGCATATTGTTACTTCGGCGGCAGAGGGGGCTGTAAAGGCCAATGTGGAGCGCAAAGAGCAGCAAGCCGCCGAGATGAAGCAAAACATGGTGCAATATACCAAGGAAATTTTGAGAAAGGATATCCGGGGGCAGGAGCGGATCGTGATCCCCTATGACCCGCAGATTGCGATGATCGTCCCGGATTGGGTGATAAGCGCATGAATGTCTTAGATCAAGCCATCGGACGCAAATACGCAGTATATAACGGCGACAGTTGCGAGGTATTGAAAGGAATCCCCGATAACAGCGTACACTACTCCGTCACATCCATCCCCTTTGCCAGCCTGTATACATACTCAAACAGCGACCGGGATATGGGTAACTGCCGGAGCTATGAGGAGTTTGCCGAGCAGTACATGTACCTGGGCCGCGAATGGTATCGCGTGATGATGCCCGGGCGGAATGTAAGCATCCACTGCATGAACCTGCCTACCAGTAAGGAGCGGGACGGCTATATCGGTATCCGAGATTTCCGGGGTGATGTGATTCGCTGGATGCAATCGCTGGGATTTATTTACCATAGCGAGGTGTGCATCTGGAAGAATCCCGTAACCGCCATGCAGCGCACCAAGGCACTGGGGCTACTGCATAAGCAGATCAAGAAAGACTCCTGCATGAGCCGGATGGGCATCCCGGACTATGTGGTGACATTCCGCAAGCCTGGTGACAATCCGGAGCGCGTCAGCCACACGGATGGCACATATCCCGTGAGCAAGTGGCAGAAGGTGGCATCTCCGATTTGGGAGGAATACGCGTCCCCCACATGGTGGGACATCAACCAAAGCGACACGCTCAATCGCAAAGCGGCGAAGGAGGAAAAGGACGAGCGGCATATCTGCCCTTTACAGCTGCCTGTGATCGAGCGATGCGTGGAGCTGTGGAGCAACCCCGGGGACATTGTGCTGGACCCCTTTGATGGGATAGGCTCTACAGGTTACCAGTCCATCTTGATGGGTCGTAGGCACATTGGCGTAGAGCTCAAGGCCAGCTATTTCCACCTTGCGGCAGAGAATTGCGCACAGGCAGAAAGACTGGCAGAAACCGGAGCGCAGGAGACCGAGGGCATATCTCTGTTTGACGCAATGGAGGGCAGAACATGAAGAAATACTTGATGGGGCTGGCGGTTGGCTTACTTGCAGTGTGTTGCCTTTTGTTGGGGTGGCAACTTGGCGGAGACGCAAAAGACGCTAAGGCCGCCGACTTGCCGCAGATGGAGGAAGTAATGCCACAAACCCGCCAACAGGACGCCGCGCAGACACAGGAACAGACATTCACCGTCACGGCGTACTGCCCCTGTGAAAAATGCTGTGGGGCGTATGCAAATGGCTACACAGCCACCGGCGCAAAAGCCACTCAGGGCGTGACGGTCGCCGCAGACCCGGATGTGCTGCCGATGGGTACGAAAATCGAACTGGACGGCCATACATACACCGTGCAGGACACCGGCGGAGCCATTGCCGGGAATCGGCTGGATCTGTATTTTGACAGCCACGAGGATGCCTTGCGGTGGGGTGTGCGGGAAAAGATTGTGAGGTGGGTCGAATGAAAAGCCCCTGCGTAAAAGATTGCCCGGACAGGCTCCCATGCGGGGCCTGCCGGAAGAGCTGCGAGTCGTTCCGGGCGTATGAGGCCCAGCGGCTGGAGGAAAAGCCCTGGGTGGATCAAGCCAATACCGCCGCCCGGGAGTGCTATGTGCGGCAGAGCGCGAGGTTTGCAAAGGCCGGGAAACGACACATGAGATAGGAGGGCTGACAATATGGATACTGTGAAGTTTATTGAGGAACGCAACAGAATGTGCAAGAGTTTTGATGCTGGATGTAAAGGGTGCCCTGCTTTTAATGTTTGCGAGTATGAGCTAAGTTGCGCAGTTGGTCAATTGTCAACGCTGGACGCTACGGCTCAGATTGCCATAGTCGAGGAATGGTCTGCTGCGCACCCGCGCAAGACGCGACAAAGTGTGTTTTTGGAGCAGTGGCCAGAGGCACATATTCATAAAGATGGATATTTGGATATATGCCCGCTTGATGTTTCTGCGGCTCACAGGGATGCTTACGGCGGCTGCGCGATGCATGACCGTCTCTGCCCCGCCTGCCACCGTGAGTTCTGGATGCAGGAGGTGGAGTGATGGAACGACTGACGGAAAAGCACTATCTTGGCACCGACCATTACATGAAGTGTTCTGGTAGCTGCAATGTGGACATGGATTGCATAGATTGCCCATCGTTTGACTGTCTGGTTGAACGCCTCGCCGCCTACGAGGACACGTGGCTGGAACCGGAGGAAATCACGGCAATGCAGCACACATTGGATGAGTACCACAAGGTAGCTGACCCATTGATAAGGGCACAGGCTGACGGTCGGCTGGTGGTGCCGCCGTGCAAGGTGGGTGACAGGCTTTACGAAGTAACGGGTCGAAAAACGATCAGTGTGTATAAAGTTAGAGCCATCCGCGTGGAATTGTTCGGCTTGTTTATCGAGTGGGACATTGTAGAAGGATTTGTTTGGCAATCGCTGTCAGGTATAAACGCCGGAGAAATCGGCAAGACCGTATTCCTTACCCGCGAGGAGGCGGAGAAAGCATTGGAGGCGATGAAGGATGGCAATTAGCAAATCCAAGCGTGAAGCGGTCTATCGAAAGTATGACGGCCATTGTGCGTATTGTGGGCGCGAAATCGCTTACAAGGATATGCAGGTAGACCATTTTCTCCCATTGAGGGCATGGGGGATTGAGGACGCTGGAACAGATGACCTTGACAACCTCATGCCAGCCTGTCGTATGTGCAACCACTACAAGAGGGCAAATTCGCTTGAAACGTTTAGACGTTACATCGCAGAAATCCCGCGAAAGTTGCGCGAGAACTATATCTACAAGGTCGGAATTGTGTACGGCGAGATTGCAGAGCAAGCACACCCGGTTAAGTTCTATTTTGAGCAACAGGAGGCGATGGAGAAATGAGTAAAGCTGTTATGCTGAGCATCCGCCCGAAGTGGTGCGAGAAGATCGTCAACGGCGATAAGACGATCGAGGTGCGCAAGACGCGCCCGAAGATGAACACGCCGTTTAAATGCTACATCTACTGCACGCAGAGCGGTGTTGCGCTCGGAGCGTGGGGAAAGCACGGAAAAGTCATCGGGGAGTTTACCTGTGAGCGGATTTACGAAATTGGTAAGCGTGGAATACCTGAAAATTTCGATTATTGTTACCTCTCGCTCAACGAATGGGGCAATGACGATATTGAAACCGAAATCAAAGCCATATCCGCGTCGTGTGTTTCAAAAGAAAAACTCAACGCTTATGGGGCCAAAGCGCCGTTTCTCTATGGTTGGCACATCTCCGATCTTAAAATCTACGATACGCCGAAGGAACTGACAGAATTTCACACTTGGAAAAAATGCAAATCATGCAGCAAAAGTGGGTACGAAAGCACAGCCTGTATCTATGATGGAAATTGCATGATTCCAGCGGCGATTACTAAAGCACCGCAAAGCTGGTGTTATGTGGAGGCGATGGAATGAAACTGACTATTATCTTCAAGGAAGAGGTTGAGGAGCACATGAAAAAGCAATTCGGGCATTTCACGAATCCGTGGCAGGTATACGGTGTGAAGTCCGTACACATGGAAGGTGGGTATCTATACTCCACTGTTTCGGACACGGTTCGATGGCGTATGGATGACATTTCCAAATTTTACTGTGAGGAGGGCTGACAATGGATGAATATCATGTCGGATGCGGCGCGTTTGGTATTTACGCGGGTACATTAAACAGTAAGAACAAGAACCTGTGGCAGAACAAAACGGAGTGCACCGATGAAGCCTTATGTGCTGTGCGCGACTATTTAATACAGGAATGTCTTGGTGGTCTGCACGGTGACAAGTCCTCTGGCGGATATGAGTGGACGTTAAAAGACGGGAGAGTTGCCAAACTGCTTGTGGCGATTGAGAACGGAGGTAACAGCGATGCGGCTGATTGACGCTGACAAACTGCAAGAGTTCCCCGTTCTGGCGAACCGTTGTGACAAAGAACACGCCAACAAGCATTTTCTCAATGGCATTGAGACGGTGTTGGAGTATGCAGAGCAGCTCCCCACTGTAGACGCAGAGGTCGTGGTGCGATGCCGGGATTGCATAAACGCAGAGCCATTGGAACGGAATTGTGAGGTAAACGCAAATTTTTATATGCACTGCCGCCTTTGGCGCGGAGAAGAATGCAAAAATGTGTGGCACAAGTACAAGCGATATTACAGGGACTACAGTTTGGTGCAGCACGATGATTTTTGCAGCAGCGGCGAGACGAAGATGAACGGAGGTTCTGAAAATGCGACTGATTGACATCGAAGCAGAAGTGTGCGCAGATTGCGTTTGCAGAGATAAATGCGACAGGCAAGCGTATTGCTGGGCAAAAGCAATGCAAACCGTGGACGCCGTCCCCGTGGTGCGGTGCCGGGAGTGCAAGCATCATTATGACTGCGGCGTACATTTTTGCAATCGGCTTGGAATGGATTGCCCAGACGATTCGGATTTTTTCTGCTCCTATGGCGAACGGAATGAAGGTGCGGAATGTTAATTTGCACTTGCCCTAACGAGCTGGAATGCCCCGCATTATTATCAGATGTGGTGTGCTTTCCGTGGTGCGAATATCTGAAGGACGGTGACGGCGATGAATGCAAGTGGATGCAAGACGAGGTTTGCGTCAACGCAGATTGCCCAGCGTGTGCGGATTATTGCCCGGTGGCAAATACACCGGGCGTATGCAAATACGAGGAAAGGGGAAATAGCGATGCTCAAAAGGGCAAACGGCAGACCGGTGCCAAATAATCCGGCCAAGTCCTACGAACTGGGCCGCCTGGATGGCACCAAACAATGCATGGACAATGTTTCCTGCGTACTGCTGGACAAGTGCGGATTCCATGTGCGGGAGGAAACGGCGGACGAGCACGACACGAAGAGCCTGGAATACCTCCAGCAGTGCCTTGTGGAGCTGGTGGAGGCCAAAAACAACGGCTATGTAAAGATGGCGGACATCGAAAAGGCCCTGCGGGGCGAATATAAGATGGTAAACAGCGTGGAGTAAAGGAGGGCAAATGAGCAAAAAGGCGACACTGCCTTATGATGTGCGGCTGGAGTGCATTGCTTATGTGCGTGGGTATCCGCGCCGGGTGCGGGCGTATCGCGAGGCCCGGGCGGAGATCCTGGGCGGGACGCATTGCGCTACGGAGGGCACGCCAAGAGGACAAGGCACCGGCAGACCTGCCGAGAGCAAGGCGGAGCAGCTGGCCGCCATAGAGCGATGGCCGGAGACGCAGAAGATGCTGGCGGTGGAATACGCTATAGACCGCTGCGGCAGAGATATCGGCAGCGATACAATCCGGCGGCAGCTAATATATGGCATTATGCGCAACTGCCAGGGCAAGCACAAATACTCTCGCAACAAGATCGTGATTCCTGGGATTAGCGAGGCAACATTCAGCCGGAGGAAGGAAAGATTCTTGCATGATATAGCGAAATATGCAGGGTTACTCGTGAAAGGTGATACAGATTCCACTTAATGATGTGCTACAATAGGTACAGTGGATGATAGGACATGGTCATCCACGCATTTTCCCAATCATCACTTTTCCTCCCTTCTATGCGCCGCCGGTATTGGGCGCACCCTTCGGGCACCGAAAGGTCATACCGGCACAAACAGCCTGTAGGGAAACCTATGGGCTGTTGTTATATGCAGGCGTAACTCAGATGGTTAGAGAGAGGGGCTTATCTTTCCCCGAGATCGTGTCGCTGGTTCGAGTCCAGCCGCCTGCACCAAATCCCAAAGCTGACAGCGTACAGGGGCAATATTGCGGCAAGCCCATACTTGGCGAGCGTTGTGTCCCGTCAGCAGGGCGTGGCTCCGCGAAGGGCCGTTCGATTTGCCCGCGTTGAATCGAGCGTTACTTAGAACACGTACCCGCTCCGGCGGGTACGCAAACGCGGGATATAGGGGCGAATGTTCCAAGGCTGGCGAGGCGGTCTCCAAAACCGCTTGGGTGGGTTCGATTCCCAACCGTCCCTGCCAGTGGCCGGGTAGCGCCCGGACAATGTGAGACCGTTGTCGTCATGGCTCACATGGAAATGACAATGCTCGCTGAAAACTGCGCTTGTCTTGATGCGTCAAGACCGGTTTGACCTGACGGAATAGGGGCTACGACTTTTCGGAGCGTAGTTGCCGGTAGCGTGTGACAATCTAAGCGGGAAGACGACCAATATGCGGCATAGGTGCCCCGTAAGGGGAGACCACAGCGAGTGACGGGGACTTTCCCTGAAGCGCTAAAGCAGGGCAGGACTGCAATGCCGCACAATAAAAAGAAAAAAGAGCGGAAGCTCCGCTCTTTTTTCCCAGCATACTGTTTTTAGCATTTCAATCCACGGGAAATAGGATCGAATTTCCCACCGATGCAAGCGCCTCCTGCATCGGACAAGTCAATCATATACTATCCGATGCATTCTGTCAATAGAAAATATCAAAAATAGTGTGTAGCCCATGTTTGAGAGGCCCAAGAGGTCCGCATGGGAGGGGAAAGACTGTTACTGTAGCCAAGGGGTGGGGGCTGGTAGCAAAGCAGGAGGAAGTCGTGGACGATATTACAAAGCAGCCATATGCCAAATGGCTTGAAGAAAGCATAGCAACTATCGCAGGGCTTGACCCTTGTTGTATTTGCCTTGCAGCGACAAAAGCAGACGGCACGGTGTTCACAGGCTATTATAACGCCGACGCAACAGACAAGGCCGTGTTTGCACACAACATCCAGAGCGATGTAACAATGGATATCATCAGGAATAATGCCGGCATGATTAAATCCATATTGTCCGAAGCAGAAGAGGAACAGGAGTGATACATAATGGCAACAAAGAAACCTACCGCCATTGCAAAAGCAAAGGATAACCGACCGGAGACCGGCAGAGGTGGGAAAAGAAACTTCCCTCAATCCCTGCCTGACCTTAGCAGCGATGAAGATAGAGCCCTTGTATCTCGCCTCCTTACGGAAGCTCTTGTAGAATACAGACAACCAAGGGTAAAGAGTGACGAAGAACTTACGGAGAGAATAAACAACTATTTTGCCCGGTGCGCTGAGACAGGACAGACCCCAACAGTAGAGGAACTATACATGACAACAGGCTACTCAATTAGCACGGTTAAGGACTGGTTATATGGAAAACGCAAGGGATTTAGCCCCGAAACGGCAACCATCATAAAAAAAGCCAAGGGTTTTCTGCAGACTTTTGACGCAAAACTTGTGGTTTCCGGGAAGCTGAATTTCCTTGCCTATTGCTTCCGTGCCAAGAACTATTACGGCATGGTGGACAAGCAGGAGATGGTTTTGACGCCGAACCAGCCGCAGATTGAGGGCTTGACTCCTGAACAGCTCCAGCAGAAGTACATCGAAGCCAGCGACTTTGATGCAAAATGAGCCGAAATCGAGCGACTTTTGCACGACTTTCCGTTAACTATGGGAAAGTGGGCAAGAAAAATCCCGCCTTTATACACGGAATTTTGTAAACGACTATGATTTTGGGGTAAAATGAGCGACTTTGGCGCAGGCACTTGCGACTTTCACAGCGACTTTGCCAGCGACTTTCGCACAGAGGGGAAAGACTATGCCAGCGACTTTCGCGACTTTCCCGGAGACTTTTCCGGCGGCTTTGGCGGAGCGCCACGCAAGGCGAAGCAGCCGCCGGAGGCCCCGGGCCACCGAGACCTCCCCGCCGGAGCATGGGACAGTCGCCGACAAAGCCCCAGGGGAACAAGGGCGGCGGCAAGCTGGCAGCGCAAGCGGCAAGCCACGGAGCAGGGGACAACGCCACGCCATAAGGCCATAAACAACGGCTATAGGGCAAGCGGGACGGCGGCGGTATAGGGATAGCCCCAAACATTAAAGCGCCTTACAGATGCGGTAAAACAGCAAATAAGGCATACAGCATAAAAGCCACCGGAATACACCGAGGGCAAAAGAAGTCCCCGCACAGCGTGAGCCATGCGGGGCGGCGTCAATATTCAAGCGGTTATTTTTGGAGCTTTGCAAGGTCAAGCAGCAGCAGCACGGGTTGCAACAAGATATACAGCAAGATCAAGGGCAGCACCTCCTTTCCAAATAATACGGTCTGTTTTAGGCGTCAACGCTCAACCCCCGATCTAAAAAACCAATTACGCAAATCTCGATTATAAGACAACATTTCATTTTGATCGACAAAATCGGACAAAAGGAAATGAGCATGTTCATCGGTAAAACAACCAGCATACTTAACATCATCAGCAGCGGTATGTAGTGCCCATTCCTTGCGGGCATCCTCATAGGACTCAAAATACAGCGTCTTAGGGCTTTTCCATCCAAATTCGTTTACAGTAACTTTCCAAAGCTTTTTCATAACAAAATCCTTCCCGGCCTTTGGCCTGTCCGTTATTTTTACTGTGATTGTATTGTACGATAATTCGTGCGACCCGTCAAGCAAATGTAAACCGCCGGGCGGTTGTTGTTTTGGTGTAGCGGGCTGCAATCTCCGGAAGATCCTTTTTAAGTCTGGTTGTGTCTACCCTGGAGGAGGTAACCGCCTTATAGGTGGCCTTGTGTTCTGACCCCGCCAGGGATTCCACCCCGGCGGCGGTCATGCGCTCTTTGAGCTGGTCTTTTAGGCTTTCCACCATTGCGGCGGCCTCCTCCTGCATCCGGATATACTGGGCCAGCTCGGCCATGATGGCATCGATATTCATATTACAACCCCCTTAAAACAAGATAAACAGATTGGAACAACGCCCGATAATGGCATATAATGCGCCGGTTTCCGTGTCCTGCACAAGTCCGCCGTTAATACCATACACCCCGGAAGAATAGCCCACCTTTTCAAGCCTGCGCAGCGTGTAAATATATTCGCTCGGCTTGTTGGTGTAATCCTCAGCCACCCCGAGCCGCACCAGGTCGCGCAGCTCTTTCAATTTATACTTCCTCATTGCTGCACCTCCTGCCGGGCGGTCCGGATCGCAGAATACACGCGGCGGAAAGCCTGACGTAATGCCCGGGCTTGCACGTCAAGCCATTCTTCCCGGCTGTTCGGCCTGCGGTCGCCGTTGCGGGTCTTTTTTAGCTCGGACGGGGTGCAGAGCGCGGCGGCAATGTCTCCATCATACACAAGGGCAGAGCCGCCCCAGCTGTACTCGCTCCAATCCCGCGCGCCGTTCAGTGCTACGGCCTCGGCGGTGGCCCATGTCGCGAGATCTTCGGCGGAGATATAACCATCTTTGTAGTAGTCCGCGATCTGCTGCAGCATATCCACGGCATAGGCTGTAACGCCCCGGCCCCATGCGCTGCGATCCTTGCGCTGCTCCAGTGTCTGCGCTGCCTCTGCAAGTACTGTTGTATAATCCATCGTATTACCTCCCGGCCCTATGGCCTTATCTCTTGCCAACGGCTGCCGGGTGTGGTATACTCTCCGTGCTGGCCTGTTGGCTGGTGTGGGGGCGTTCCCGGGTTGCTTTGGTTGGCTGCCGGGTGCGCCCTCGTCCTATATGCTGATATTATATTACGCCATTAGGGTATGTGTCAATAGTTTTGCCGCATATTATAGCCATAAAATATACATAATAATTTTATTGCCGCTTTGTGCATTATGCGCATTACGGTACACCCTAACGGCGTACACGGCGGGAGGCGGTCCCGGGCGTTCCCTGGCGGTTGTGGCCGGGGGCGGGGGATATGCGGCGGCAGCCGGGGGCGGGGTAACCCCCAAAAATTCCGCAAAAAAATAAAAAGCCATTTTCAGAAAACCCGCCAAAAGTAAAAAACAAATTTTAACATACACCCTATTGACACGCCCTCTTGCGTGTGCTACACTACCCTTACAAGATGAAGGGAGCGATGCACATGAAAGTCGGATATATTCGGGTGTCCACAGAGGAGCAGAACACGATCCGCCAAGAGATACTGATGAAAGACCTTGGCGTGGAGCGTGTCTACATGGATAAAGCGAGTGGCAAGAGCCGCACAGGCAGGCCGCAGCTGGAAGCGATGATGGATTTCGTCCGAGAGGGCGATGTGGTCATTGTTGAAAGCATCAGCCGCTTTGCGAGAAGCACGAGGGACTTGTTGACGCTGGTAGAGCAGCTCACAGAAAAAGGTGTGGGCTTTGTATCGCAGAAGGAATCCATTGACACGAACACGCCGCAGGGCAAGTTCATGCTCACGGTGTTTGGTGCAATGGCAGAGCTGGAACGGGAGCAGACCTTACAGCGGCAGAGAGAGGGCATAGCGGTTGCAAAAGCGGCTGGAAAGTACAAGGGCCGCAAGCCGATAGAGATTGAAGACAGCCTTGTAAAGTCGGTGCATGACCAATGGTACAAGCGGGAGATTACAACATCCCACGCGGTGAAACTGCTGAATGTGAGCAGCAGAACATTTTACCGCCGGATGTGGGACTACGAGGATTCCGCAGGGATTCCGAGACGGCGCTGATGAATAGAGGGAGGAAAGAAAAATGAAAAAAGCGAATCCTGCCAAGCAGAAGAAAATGATAATCGTATTAGCTATTCTGCTAATCATTACCCTTGCTGTTGCATACAGCAACAAAGATGAGAGCCCTGACGCAGCGGGAGACTTCGATGTACAAGGCAGTGAATCTGCGGAAGAACTGTCGGACATTGCAAGTGATGGGATAGCCGAAAGGCTTGTTTCTTTCGGAATGACAGAAGATGAGGCACAGGCCGGTAGAGATATTCTGCGTATGTGTGGGGTGGACTCCATTTCCGGATGTGAGCCAACAGACGCATCGGCATCGGTCGATGGACTTGTTGCATTCCGTGAAGTAGTGGACAAGGACAGAGTGTTCTGGTTTACGGTAGACCACCGGGAGATTATTTATGTATCCCTGAATGGAACGGACCTATATGAAAAAGACAAGGGTGGGTTCTTGATGACGATAGACGATGTACATGTGCCAGAATCTTCTGTGCCATACAATGTTTATCGACAGTTGCAAGACATGACAGAGGCTGTCCTTGACCGATACTTTGTAAGCGCAAAATACTACGACGCATGGGGCATTGGCCGCGCAGACGAAAAATACATGGTGCAGTGCGAGGTATATGCGTCAAACGCGCTCAAGATGAAATCCTGGGTTCCGGCAAAGGTCTGGTATGAAGATCAAGGAAATGGCGAATTTGTTGTTACTGGCGTACAGATTGATGGCACGCAGTACGAAGTGAAGCCGTAAGGGATCCGCAAAAACCAAATAGAATGGACTACCGATTTTTCGGCAGTCCATTTTTTATTGCAGGAGGACAAATGGATTATCGGAAGATTGCGGAAAGCATCAAAAACCGCATAGAGAAAACGCATGACCGGGAAGCCTACAAGGATTTGCTGGCGTTGTGCATTGGGTACGAAGCGGAAGATTTTGCTGCAGCGCACCAGTTAAATTCCGAAGTCCGAAAGATGACCTCCGAGGCACTTCGTAACGGAAACCCAAAAGACGCGGAGTATTTCTACACGCTGCATAAGCAATCCATGCTGTTTGACGCGCCGCATGATTTCGATACATTCCTGCTGTATGTGGAGATGGACAGAAAGCCGGAGAAGCGGTTTTATGCTCCACGCAGGCGGTATCTAAGACCTATTGTGCAGGGGTATCAAGATGTCCTTGACGGCAAATTGAGGCTGCTGACCATTTCGCTTCCGAAAAGAGCCGGGAAAAGCCAGCTGGGAATCAATTTCATCAACATGATTTCTGGGAGAAACCCGGATAAATCGTCCCTTATGGAAGGCACGGGCGACGATCTTGTGCGGAGTTTTTACAACGGCTGTCTGGAATATCTGCAAACGCCGAACGAGTATTTGTTCTACGATGTGTTCCCGGATGCTCCATTGGTGCAGACCAACGCAGACACGAAAATCATCAATCTGCGGTCAAAATCCAGATTCCCAACAGTCATGTGCCGGTCGATTGACGCACGGCAGGTTGGCTTGTCGGAGGCAACCAATGTCCTTTATTTGGATGACTGTGTGGAGGGCAGAGAGGAAGCGAAAAACCGTCAACGGCTGGATGATAAGTGGGAAGTAATTTCCGGCGATATTTTAGGCCGTGCCATCGAGGGTACGCCTATTGTGGCCACCGGGACGAGATACTCCCTATATGACCCCATAGGGCATTTACAGGAAGAAGCGCAAAAAGGCGGCTGGACATGGAAAGCCATTGAAATCCCTGCCCTTGACCCAATTACAGACAAAAGCAATTATGAGTATGAGCGGGAGGGTAAAAAGGTTTTTACCACCGCTTATTTCCGCGAGCAGAGAGAGCTTCTGAGCGCGGAACAGTTTGAAAGCGAATTCCAGCAGCAGCCGTTTGAAGCAAAGGGGCTGCTGTTCAATAAGTCGGAGCTGAACTATTTCTTTGAGCTGCCGGTAGACCGTGACCCGGATGCAATCATTGCCGTGGCAGACACCGCAGAAAGCGGAAAAGACAGTACGGCGATGCCTGTTGCGGCCTTATATGGGGATGAAGTATACATTGTGGATGTGGTATACGACGATTCCCCCGCAGAGGTAACAAAGCCGGAATGCGCAAGGTGCCTGATTGATAACAAGGTGGGAGACGCACTGTTCGAATCCAATAACGCCGGTATGTATTTTGCGAGAGATGTTGCAGAAATCGTCAAAAACGCCGGATTTAACACCAGCATACGGACAAAAAGGACGATTTCCAACAAGCAGACACGAATTGAGTTTGCATCGGATGGAATCAAGAAGAATTTTTTCTTCAAGCATCCGTCCACATACAAGCGAGGGTGTCAATACTGGGGATTCATGCAGGAAGTGACCACCTATGTAAGAAGCGGCAAGGTGGCGCACGATGACGCGCCTGATTCCTTGTCGCTGCTGGAGAACGAAATCCGAAACCGCATCAGCGGCAAGATTGAGATATTCAAAAGACCGTTTTAAGGGGTGACGCTATTGAGACAAATGTTTGGTAGAAAGGTCATTTATTCGGATGCTACCGAGGTAAACGAGGGTAATATTGCAAATATCCTGCAAAAGGCAATGGTTGTCCACGCCGCAAACCGGGCGGACATGGAATATTTATACAGGTACTATAAAGGCGACCAGCCTATCCTTGCGAGAGTAAAGGATGTGCGCCCGGAGATCAACAACAAGATTGTCGAAAACCGGGCAAACGAAATTGTGTCCTTTAAGGTTGGCTATTTGATGGGCGAACCTGTCCAGTATGTCAGCAGAACAGCCGATGAAAAAACCGCCGAGATGGTGACAAAACTGAACGATTATGTTTTGTCCGAGGACAAACCGGCAAAGGATAAGGAATTGGCGGACTGGTTCCACATCTGCGGCACGGCTTATCGCATGGTCATGCCGGACACACCGGAAGATGAAGATGAAGCCCCGTTTGAGATTTATACCCTTGACCCACAGTTTTGCTTTGTGGTGTATTCCGTGCAGTTGGGAAATCCTCCTCTCATGGCGGTCAAGTATGTCAAGATGGAAGACGGGACAATCGTTTTCAGCTGTTACACGAAAGACCACTTCTATGAAGTGACCGACACATGGAAGATTATTCGAAGTGAGCCGCAGATTTTGGGGATTCCCATTATTGAGTACCCGGCAAACCGTGCGAGACTTGGCGCGTTTGAAATCGTTCTGAATCTGCTGGATGCAATCAACAATGTGGAGTCCAACCGAATGGATGGCGTGGAGCAGTTCGTGCAGTCCTTGCTTCTGTTCCACAATGTGCGCATATCCCCAGAAGAATATGCCGATCTGCGGCAGGACGGCGCAATTCAGTTTGAGGACATTGACCCGCAGAAGAAAGCGGAGATTAAAAACCTTGTCACGGAGCTGAATCAGACGCAGACACAGACCCTTGCGGACAATCTGTATAACACAGTTTTGACCATCTGCGGGATGCCCAACAGAAACGGCGGTTCTTCCACCTCTGATACTGGATCTGCAGTCATCATGCGTGATGGCTGGTCTGCGGCAGAAGCAAGAGCAAAGGATTCCGAGCTGGTGTTCAAGCGTTCCGAAAAAGAGTTTCTGAAAGTGCTTTTGCGGATTTGCAATGACTTGAGCGATTTGTCTTTGAAACTGTCTGCAATCGAGATCAGATTCACCCGGCGGAACTATGAGAATATTTCCGAAAAGGCAAATGTGCTGGTAACCATGCTGGGCAATGGGAAAATTGCGCCACAGCTTGCGTTTACGCATTGTGGCCTATTCAGTGATCCGCAGCTGGCATACAAGATGAGCATGGAATATGTCGAAGAAAACGGAGGAAACAATGGAATTAACGCTGGAGATGGTACGGGCGATCAACGAAATTCTCAAGAGCCGCAATCAAGCGGAGGTGAAAGTGGAGAACGGGAAGATCGTAGTAATCGAAGTGCGTAGGAAAAAGAAATACTGAGTGGGTCTGGCAAGGGCTTGACCGACAGCCGAGGGGCTATCCGAAAGGGTAGCCCCTTTATTTTTTCGATTTACCCGCCGTAAGGTGATAAATGGTCAGGGACGACCTAAAAACGCAAACGGGAGACAACCCGCAAAAACAGAGAATAGTGCTGAGTGAACAGCCTTGTTAAACGCAGGAGGTAATCAAAATGGCAAAAATCGACACCAGCAGAATCGCCGGTTATGCGGACATGTCTTTGGAGGACAAGCTGAAAGCGCTGGAAGCGTTTGAGTATAACGACAACGCATCCGAGCTTGAAAAGCAGAAAGCGGCAGTTTCCAAGGCAAATTCCGAGGCCGCAGAGTGGAAAAGGAAACACAATGCTCTTTTGAGCGAGGACGAACAGAAGAAACAGCAGCAGGCGGAGGACATTGCCGCTATGCAGAAGGAGCTGAATGAGCTTCGCCGCGACAAGACTGTGTCGCAGTACACGGCCAAGTTCATTGCACAGGGCTATGACGAAAAGCTTGCCGCCGATACCGCCAAGGCAATGGCTGACGGCAACACTGATAAGGTGTTTGCCAATCAGCAGGTTTTTTTGGAGACATACGCAAAGCAGGTGAAAGCCAGCGCAATGCAAGGCACACCCAAGCCTGCTTCCGGGTCCGGATCGAATGGTGCAGACTTTTCCAAAAAAGCTGCCGATGCGCAAAGCACCGGCAATTTTGCGGAGGCGGCGTACTATACCCGCCTAATGAATCAGGACAACAACACACAGTAAAGGAGAATGAATTAAAATGGCAGATACTTTTGCTACCAGCTTCGGAGTGCTGAATTACTCCGGTATGCTCTTCAACAAGGGCAACACCCGCACCCCTCTGTCTTCCATCATCGGAAGCCGGGCAAAAACCACCAACCATGTCGAGTTCGTCACAGGGCAGGAATACAGCTCTGCCGGCGGCGCCCAGCCCGCTATCAGCGAGACCGCGTCCCTGACTGCACCTGATGCCACCGTTGTGACCCGCACCCAGAAAACCAATGTCACGCAGATTTTCCAGGAGACCGTAGGTGTTTCCTACGCCAAGATGTCCAACATGGGCACTCTTTCCGGCGTGAATATCGAGAATCAGCAGGCAAACCCCATCAATGAACTGGATTTCCAGGTGGGCGCAAAGATTCAGAAGATCGCCCGGGATATGGAGTTCACCTTCATCCAGGGCGCATACAACAAGGCCGCGGACGATTCCAAGATCAACAAGACCCGTGGTCTGACTACCGCCATTACCACCAATGTTACCGCTATGGCATCCAAGCCCCTGGGCCTGTGGGATGTAGCTGACATGGTGAAGAAGATTTACGGAGCAAACGCTCCCACAAATGGCCTGGCGCTGTGGTGCGATGCCGTGACCATGTTCCAAATCAATGCGGATGCCGTGCAGAACGGTCTTACCGTGGTTCCCGCCGCCCGTGAGATTAACGGTATCGCGCTGTCCAGCGTAATCACTCCCCTTGGCGTGGTTTATCTGTACCTGGGCGAGTGCCTGCCCGCTGGCACCGCACTGCTGCTGAATCTGGATGTTATCGCCCCTGTGTACCAGCCTGTTCCCGGAAAGGGCAACTTCTTCCTGGAGCAGTTGTCCAAGACCGGTGCTGGTGAAAAGTATCAGCTGTTCGGTCAGGTGGGTCTTGACCACGGCCCCGAATGGTATCATGGCAAGTTCACCGGTATTTCCACCGATTTCACTGCGCCCACCTACAGCCGCAGCGTGTTCATCGCCAATGACGCAAGCAATCCTGTAAACACCAAAGCTGTGACCAGCTGATAAAGGAGGGCGGGAAGTATGACCGAAGCTGAAAAGACCGAGCTTTTAGCTACTATGACAGACCAGCAAGGAAGCGTGCTTTCCGCCTACCTTGCTATTGCTGGGGATAAAGTGCTGCGAAAACTATACCCGTTTGACGACACGATTAAAGAAGTCCCCGAACGGTATCACATGACCCAAGTGGAGATTGCCGCATATCTGCTGAACAAGCGCGGAGCAGAGGGCGAAACAGCGCACAGCGAGAATGGTATTTCCCGCTCCTATGAGGACGGCGATGTTCCGTCCTCCCTTTTGCGTGACATTGTCCCTTATGCGGGGGTGGTGAAATGAGATGTATGGATCGGAACAAATCGGCATTTTGGTATCTCCTGTATGACGGGAAAACTGTGAATATGTCCGACGACGGCTACGAAACAGGGCAAATGTCAGTGAAATACAAGGACGCAGTGAAAATGCTGGCAAATATCTCCCCTGCATCCGGGGCGGCGCAAGTGGAGCAATTTGGGCAATTTGTTTCCTATGACAAGGTCATCGTCACGGATGACATTAATTGCCCCATTGCAGAAGATACCGTTTTGTTTGTGGACAAAAATCCGGAATATAAGGACGGGAAACCGCTTTATGACTACATCGTAAAGCGCGTGGCCAAATCTCTGAATTCTATCTCTATTGCCATAAGCAAGGTGAATGTGTCGTGAAGCACAAGGTTGTTACCACCCTCTCTCCATCCGGCGTACAGCAGATGATCGATTCCGTTCGGGAGTACCGGGAATGGATAAAAAGCGGCTGCGCAAGGCTTTTGGAGCGCCTTGCGCAAGAGGGATACGAAGTGGCAAGCGCAGGCTTTGCGAGCGCCGAATATGACGGCACAAACGATGTAACCGTGTCTGTCGAAGATCGAGGAAAAATAAAGGCCGTTGTCGCTGTTGGCGGCACGGTCTTATTTATTGAATTTGGCACAGGCGTAACATACCCGGATAATCACCCGGAAACAGGGGACTTGGGAATGGAGCGCGGAGAATATGGCCAAGGACGCGGAAAACAATCCACATGGGGTTATTACGGAGAACCCGGTACAAACGGAACCGTTGTAGGCGAAAGAGCAAAGGGGACGCTTGTTCTTACACATGGTAATCCGGCCAATATGCCCATGTATAACGCCGTAAAAGAATTGGAGCTGCGGCTTGAAGAAATCGTAAAGGAGGTGTTCGGATGATTGATGTGGAACGGATGATTTTTACCCCGATTGCAGAAGCCTTGCGAAAGAAGTTCAAGGGGATAGATGTTTCCGGGGCGTATATAAAATCTCCCCCCAAGTTCCCCCACGCAAGCATTGTGGAACAGGACAATTACACGACCACATCTAATCAGGACAGTTCCGGCGCCGAACGGTATGCAACCGTCATGTATGAGGTCAATGTCTACTCCACCAAAACAGGAGAAAGCAAATCAGAGTGCCGCAGCATCCTATCAGAAATCGACAAAATGCTGTATGCAATGAATTTCACACGCATTTCCATGACACCCGTCCCGAACATGGACAGTGCGTCAATCTATCGCTTAGTGGCACGATACCGTGCCGAAACGGACGGAAACACACTTTTTAGGAGGTAAAGGGTGCATTCGGTTTACATTTTGACTGTTCCTGATGGGCGAAAGTATGTCGGGACGACTTCTATGCCTGTAAAGCGGCGTTGGAATCACGGCAACGGCTACCGCTTCTGTTCTGCATTGTGGGATGTAATCTGCGAGTTGGGATGGGATGCCATAGATAAAGAGGTGATCGGTGAATCTTTTACCGAAGATGAAGCGAGTAATCTGGAACAAAATCTCATAGCGGAGTATCAGACTACTAACCCTTCGTTCGGATTCAATCGAGAAGCCGGAGGGTTGCGTTCTAACAAGATAATCCCGGAACCCATTCGCTTGCGGCAGAGTGAAAGCCGAAAAGGTGAATTAAATCCAAACTTTGGTAAACATTTCTCGGAAGAACACCGAAGAAAGATTGCCGAATCCAATTCTGGGCAAAAACGGTCGAAGGAGACTTGTCATCGTATTGGTAAAGCAAAAGAAAAACCCGTGGCGCAATACACGGTTGCCGGTCGCTTGCTTGCAATCTATCCGAGCGGGAAAGAAGCCGCACTTGTAACTGGAGCTCAAGTTGGGCACATTTCAAAAGTATGCAAAGGCCAACGCCGATCGGCGGGCGGCTTTGTATGGAAATTCATCTAAATAGAAATTGAAAGGAATGATGACTTATCGCTATCTCTACCTATAAAATTTTCCTGATGCAGAAAAGCTCTCCCGGGACCACCTGGACAAAACTGGTGGACATTAAGGAGTTCCCCGACCTTGGCGGTGACCCCGAAATGCTGGAAACCACCACCCTGTCTGACAAGATGCAGACCTACATCGCCGGTATTCAGTCTATGGACGGCCTGAGTTTCACGGCAAACTACACACTGGCCGATTACAAGACTCTGAAAGCAAAAGAGGGTACGGAGGCGGATTATGCCGTGTGGTTTGGCGGCACAGAATCCGGCGGATCTGTTACCCCTACCGGCTCTGACGGAAAGTTTTCCTTCAAGGGCCAGCTTTCCGTGTACCCCACCGGCGGCGGCGTAAACGAAGTGGTCGGAATGAATATTACCATCGCGCCCACCACGGTCATCACTTTGGATGACGGCGAGTAAGGAGGAATTATGGCAAAGACAATGGACATCGAGCACAACGATGTGAAATATGTGCTGGAATACACCAGAAAATCTGTAGAAATGATGGAGCGGCAGGGCTTCGAGATCGAGGAATTGCAGCGCAAGCCCATGACCTATCTGCCCGCTCTGTTTGCTGGCGCTTTTTTGGCGCATCACCGCTATGTAAAGCGTGATGTTATCGACAAGATTTACGCCCAGCTGCCCAACAAGGGAGATATGCTGGGCAAGCTGGTGGAAATGTATAGCGAACCCATTGTAGCTCTCATGGATGATCCCGAAGCCGAGGGAAACGCCAGCTGGACGGTGGACTGGTAAGCGAACCGCCGCCCGATAAAGAGGGGGGCAATACCCCCCTCTACGCTTACACGGAAAAGTTCTATGAGGTTTTTCCTTATTACCTTGCAATAGGCATGACCTACGAGCAGTTTTGGGAAATGGATTGCGAGTTGGTTAAGTACTACCGCAAGGCCGCGAAAATCAAGCAGGACTTGGACAACCAGAACGCATGGCTACAGGGTGCGTATTTCTATGAAGCCTTGGCGGATGTATCGCCTATTCTTCATGCGTTTGCAAAGAAAGGCACAAAGCCTATTCCGTATCGAGATTCCCCCTATCAGGTGGGTGAAAGCTATAATTCTGCGGAGAAAAAAGTGAAAGAGCAGAAGAATGATAGCCGTGCAAAAGCAATCATGGAAATGTTCATGATTGCAAATAACAAGAAATTCGAGCCGGGAGGTGAAAAGCATGGACAATCTTGAAATTCGCGGACTTGAATTTCAAATCAAAGAGAACAGCGACAGTGCCGTTGCGTCTTTGGGACGGCTTGAAAAAGCGTTGTCCTCCCTAAAGACGGCCACATCCGGCGGAGCGTCCGGCGTAAGAACTGCTGCAAATCAGATTGCTGCGCTCAATAAAGCACTGTCTGAGTCCGGTGCAGTTGGGCAAAAACTTAAATCTATCGCTGCCGGGCTAAAGGCCATATCCGATGTTGGAACCGTTAAGATTCCAAAATCGCTTGGGACTAATATGCAAGCGCTCGGAACGGCAATATCCGGGATTTCCGATGGCGATATAGACAAACTCTACAATGTCGCAGATGCTTTGCGCCCTCTATCCGAACTGGAAGGTGCGCACATGCGTTCGTACATCAACCAGCTCAGCGCTTTTCCGGACGTTGTGCGCGACCTCCGCGCCGCAGACATTGACGAGTTTTCAAACCAAATGACCCGGCTTGCAAATGCGCTGAGACCGTTTGCCACAGAAATGCAACATGTAGCCGATGGATTTAGTGCCATGCCGTCTCGAATTCAGCGGCTCATAACAACGACCGAGAAGTACAACAACACGGTAAACAAAGGGTCCACCCAAACGAGCCGATTTGGTATTTCCCTCAAAAGCATAAAAACGGCAGGGGTTGTGGCCGGAATTCGTATGATACGCCAGGGAATCAGCAAGGCCATCACTGAATCAAATGCCTACCAAGAAGATTTGAACCTGTTTACTGCGTCAATGGGTCAATACGCAAAAGAAGCCCAAGAGTATGCGGAAAATGTTGGCGAAATAATGGGCATTGACCCCGCAAAATGGATGCGGAATCAGGGCGTATTTAACACTTTGCTGTCCGGATTCGGCTCTGTCGCAGACCGTTCTTACCTTATGAGTAAGAACCTTACACAGCTCGGCTATGACATTTCCTCGTTCTTCAACATCTCCGTTGAAGATGCTATGCAAAAGCTGCAATCCGGCGTTTCTGGCGAATTGGAACCGTTGCGTAGATTGGGCTATGACCTGTCGCAAGCCAAACTGGAACAAACCGCATTGACGCTGGGAATCGAAAAGTCTGTTTCTGCCATGACGCAGGCAGAAAAGGCGGAGTTGCGTTACTACGCCATTATGACACAGGTAACAACGGCGCAGGGCGACATGGCTCGTTCGCTGGAGGCCCCCGCAAACCAGCTCCGTATTTTCCAAGCGCAGTTAACACAGGCATCAAGAGCAATCGGTAATATTTTTATTCCTATTCTTCAAAAGATATTACCCATTGCAATCGCCGTCCTTCGTATTGTACGCGAGCTGGCGGATGCTATTGCAAAACTGTTTCACTTCAAACTCACGGAGATTGATTATTCCGGCGTTGGGAATCTCGCCAGCGGCGCAGAAGATGCCGCTGCAGGCTTTGACGATGCAACAAGCGCAGCAAAAGAACTGAAAAAGTCCGTTATGGGCTTTGATGAACTTAACATTTTGAACGGCAACACTGCGTCCGGGGCTGGTTCTGCAGGTGTGTCCGGCGGCAGCGGTTTTGACTTTGAATTGCCTGAGTATGGTTTTCTTAATGATGTAAGTAAGCAGGCTGATGAAGTCACGCAGAAGCTCAAAAATGCGCTCCCGTGGATTCTTGCCATTAGTGCTGGATTTGCGGCGTGGAAACTTGGCCCAAAACTCGGCCTTGATTTGCAGAAAACCATTGGCTTGGCTGTCGGGATTTTTGGCGCGCTTACACTGGTGCAAAACATTCTCGATGCAATCGTAAACGGCGTTACAGAAGAAAACATGACCGGTATGATTTTCGGCATGACGCTTGCCGTGACCGGTCTATATGTTGCTCTTGGGCCGGTTGCTGGAGGAATTACAGCTATTGTTTCCGGTCTTGCTGTGCTGGCTGTCGCGTTTTCTGATGCAGAGAAAAGCGGATGGAATTTCCAGAACCAAATGCTTGCTATTGCAGGGATTCTTGCGGCAGGTGTCGGGATCGGTATACTGATTGGGTCTTGGATTCCTTTGCTAATCGCAATGATTGCAGCCCTGCTTCTTAGCATTACTACGTCGACTGGGCACGGACAAGAACTTATCAAGGGCGTGAAAGAGACTCTGCAAGGGTTTATTGACTTCTTTGCTGGAATCTTTACTGGAGATACGGAGCGCACAGCGAAAGGGATCGAGGGAATCTTTTCCGGGCTGAAAGGAATAATCGGCTCCGTTATTGATGGCATAAGGGACTGGCTAAATGGGCTGTTGGATTGGATCGACAAAAAAACAAACGGAAAGCTCAAACCGCTTATTACCGGAATCAAGGCTATTGTAACCGCCGTTTTTGGCAACATCAAGCAAACCGTCGGGAATATAATCGACGACATTAAGACGATTTTCTCCGGGCTAATCAAGTTTATTTCCGGCGTTTTCTCCGGGGATTTTGATAAGGCTTGGGAGGGAATCAAGGACATTTTCAAGGGCATATGGAACACCATAATCGATCTGCTTAATGGAGCAATCAACATCATCATCAAAGGGATTAACTGGCTCATTAAGCAGATGAACAAGATCAGTTTCGATGTCCCTTCGTGGGTGCCGTTTGTAGGAGGCAAATCTATTGGAGTAAACATTGACTATATCAGCGAAAATGTGCTCCCGCGTCTCGCTAAAGGCGCAGTTATTCCCGCAAACGATGAATTCCTTGCCGTGCTCGGCGATCAGACCCACGGAAATAACATCGAAGCCCCGGAAGGACTTATTCGGAAGATTGTCCGCGAAGAATCTGGCGGTTCTGGAGAAGTCCATGTGACCATTGTTCTCGACAGCGTGACTGGGAAGAAATTGTTTGAGACGGTGGTCAGAGAGAACAACGCCGTTGTCCGGGCGACTGGGGCAAGTCCTCTTGTTACATAAGGAGGTCAAATGGCAATTTTAACCATTACAAAGGCAGACGGGACGAATGTCCCGCTGCCTGACCCCAGCGAATATTCGTGGGGCATACAGGATGTTGACGCAGATGGAACGGGGAGAAACCAAAACGGAGACTTGTTTCGCGACCGGGTAGGGACTAAGCGTAAGCTAACTCTATCGTGGCCACCCATGAAATCCGCGCCGATGTCCACATTACTGCAGGCTGTAGACGAGGTTTTTTTCAAGGTAAAATATCCCGATGCTATGACCGGTTCTGAACGGCAAATTACAGCCTATGTTGGCGACAGGACGGCACCCATGTATAGCCTTATTGATGGCGAATATCAATGGGATGGGCTTTCCATGAACTTCATCGAGAGGTGAGCCATGCATACTGTAACAGACGCATTTAACGCCGCTTGTGCAGCGCCCGGGCGGGAGATCACAAGCAAGATACTGTTTAACGGCACAACAGAACTGGCTGCCTCCGAGGTGCAGGAAATCAGCATAACAGAGCAGTTCGGCTCCTCAGACGGAGTGACCATCGGTGCGGCGTTTTCCAGCCAGTGCAAGGTGGTCATTTACAAGCAAACACCTGCTTTGCCGCTCTCCGGCGGAAACTTTACCCCCTATGCCGGGATCATGGTGGACGGCGCGGCGCAGTTTGCGCCGAAGGGCAAGTTTTACATCCCATCAGACGGCGTGGAAAAGACGGGTGATTTGTGGCTGACCATCACGGGCTATGACCGCATGGCAGGGCTGACGGCGGAGTATGTGCCTACCATCCCATTCCCGGCCACGCCTACGCAGATGCTGGTAGACGTTTGCACCCAGGCCCATGTGACCGCGCCCAGTGTGACTATGCCGGATATACAGATCGCCGCACCCTATTCTGGGTCTCTGCGGCAGCAGCTGGGATGGCTGGCCGGGCTGATCGGCTGCAATGCAAAGTTTGACGCCACAGGCAACCTTGTGTTTTGCTGGTACGCCGACAACGGTCTGACGCTCGGATGGGACGTCCAGTATATGGACGGCCTGGAGCTGACCGCCGACGGCGCATTTACCATTAACAGCCTACTGACCGGCACGGAGGAAAACCCCATCAGCGTTGGCACGGGGCTGGGCATCACATCCACCAATCCCTATATGACCGCCGAGCAGGCGGCAGTGGTGCTGGCGCAAATTTCCGGCAAGTACCTTATGCCCTGCAAGCTCAAGTGGCGCGGCAATCCCGCCGTGGAGGCCGGGGACAGTGTGACCGTGACTGGGCGAGACGGCAAGGCGCTGACGGTCTACGTTATGGAGCAGCGCATAACCATCAAGGGCGGCATGTCAGCGGACATCACTTGCTACGGCACCGAGGACGCGGACTACGCCGTGGAATCGCCCACTCAAAAAAAGTTACAGCAGCAGTACAATGACGTGCGCAAAGCATTTCGGGATGCTACGAAAAGGATCATTGGGGCCAAGGGTGGATATTTCGAGATCACCTATGACGATGACGGGTTCCCCACCGGATGGGTTATACGGAACACACCATCGGTGGAAGATGATACTAAGATGTGGATTATGTCCGCTGGTGGTCTCGGATATTCTTCTGACGGCGGCAAAACCGTCACAGATATTGCATTAACGGACGATGGGAAAATACTCGGCTCTGCGCTGATAATAAAGCAGGATGATGTTGATGGGCTTTCTGCGGCACTGTCCGCTATCAACGGGGAACTGACCTCTAAAATTACTCGCGCTGAGGCTGAAAGTGAGATAAAGCAAACGGCAGACGCACTGACCGTCCGTATTACGGGGCTGGATGATGACTTGCAGCTCATTACCAAATCGTTCCATGTTGGAGACGATGGCCTGGTAATTGGAGAGACAGACAATCCAATAAAGCTAAGGCTGGATAACGACACACTCCAATTTCTCCGGGACAATGTGGCGGAACTGGAAATCACAGCGGATGGTGTAGTAGCTAAGCGCCTTACGGTGTCCACTATTATGATCGGTGAAGTGCTTATACAGGCAGACGATAATGGCGATGTAATTATAGCGTAGCGAGGGATGTAACAATGAGTGTAAATCAGACTCTAACACTGGAACAGATAGGCCAAAGCATAACCAATAATACCTCAAAAGTTCGCATAAAGTGGACATCACAGCAGACCGGCTCCAGCTATAACAACGCCCCCGGTGACAAGGCGTATTACTACATCACCATTAATGGCGGCACAAGGACAGAGCACACAGTGGCGTTTACGTTGCCGCAAAATACCACCAAGACCATCTTAGACACCACCCTCACCGTTAACCACAAAGCGGACGGTACCGGCAGCATCAAGGTGGAGACGTGGATGGACACGGAGATCAGCGCGGGCGTAATCACGCAGACCAAGACGCTGACGCTGGACACCATCCCACGCGCATCTGCTGTATCAGCGCCCAGCACGGGCACACTCGGTACGGCCCTTAAAATCACAATTGACCGCAAGAGCGCAAACTTTACTGACAAACTCTATTACAAGATCGGCCGCAATAGCGCTGTGCAGATCACGGAATATGATGGCACAGCGGGAACTTACTCCTGGACACCGCCTGTTAGCCTTGCCATTAACGCGCCCAACAGCACAAAACTGGCCGTGACACTTATTGCCAACACCTACAACGGCACCGCTTATGTGGGCCGCTCGGAGTGTACGGTGACGCTGGCAATCCCGTCAAGCGTGGTGCCAACGCTGACAGTGTCCGTAACTGACCCAACGGGCAACAAAACAAAATATACCGGGTATTTCCTGCAGCTGCTCAGTAAAATCACAGTTAAAATCACTGGCGCTGGCGCGCAGGGCAGCACCATCAAATCTCACAGCATTAAGGTGGGCTGGTCGGCTGGCTCCGGCACACTGTATACCGCATCTGCGGCGACCGGCACAACGGGGCTTTTACCTTACCACGGCACTGTGTATGTCACATGCGCGGTAACAGATAGTCGGGGGCGCACGGCTACAACATCAATTGATTATACCGTTAAGCCCTACAGCGTTCCCACCATCTCGAATATCTTGGCCACCCGCTGCACGCAAAATGGCACAGCGAGCCGCACGGGAGAGTACGGTAAAGTCACCTTTACCGCCGCCATTACCCCGCTATTTAACAAAAACACGGCGGCTTACAAGGTGCAGTACCGAGAATATGGCAGCACGGGGCTATGGACGGAAGTAACACCAACGATACCGACCGCCGATAAGTATGCCCCTAAAAACATCTCCACTATTTTCCCGGCCGATACAAATAAGCGCTACACAGTGCGCGTGGTGGCAACGGATGCTTTTAGCACCAGCAATTCCAGCATGCGGGACATTTCGGCGTCCTTTGTGCTGCAGCACTTGGCAAAATCAAAATCATCCGTTGGCATTGGACGCCTGTGCGATGACGATAAAACCAAGGCATTACAGGTGGGGCTGGATGCCTATTTTGACAAATCCATATACGCAGATCGATTTGTCTATATGGGTGGATACAAAAAGTCTGACACGGAAAAGGACATCTATTTTCAGACCACGGACGGAGCCGCAAATCCGCACAATGTGGGCGTATACGGCGGCAACGGGGAATCTACAGCAGCTTGGGGCGTCTACGACGCCCAAAACAGCCGCAGCGTGATTCGTTACGACGATGTGGCGGGTACCCTGACGCTGCTGGGCCTTGGGCCTGCCAATCTGACGATTGGCGCGTCCGGATCAAACTTGAAGGGCTTTAGCGGTATGGCAAAATACTCCGCTATGATGGGCCTCGGAATCCTGAGGGTGTCTGGAGAGACCAATGTTCCGCTAACGGCGGATACGACATACGACATTGCCAGTGTTACCGACCACAATCCAACGGCCACTTACCCTCTGAGCGTGTACTGCCAAAAGTCATTAGATGCGAGGCTGACCACCTCCGGCATCATACAGATACGGCCCAAAGAGTCTATAGCCGCCGGGTACTATATCTACATCGCCGGAATATGGATCGCAAGCTGAGTGAGGAGGTGCGCTGTATGGATCCCTTGTGGCTGCTATTAATTGTACCTGCATCATCGTGTATAGGATTTGTGATTGCCGCTCTGCTGGCGGCAGGAAAGGATGACAAATGACCGAAGCAATCATCGTGGCACTGATTACCGGCGGCCTGTCGCTGTTGGGGGTACTTATCACCAGCAGCAAAACCACCCGAGATGTGCAGGCCAAGCTGGATACGCATCAAGCCGTCACCGACACTAAGCTGGAGGAGCTGACCCGGGAAGTTCGGGAGCATAACAATTTTGCGAGGCGCGTCCCGGTGCTGGAGGAGCAGATCAAGGTCGCCAACCACCGCATCGCCGATTTAGAAAACAAGAATTAATATTTGTGGTGCCCGAATCGGGCACAGAAAGGAGCAAACCATGAAAATCCCTGACAAGCTGTATGACATTCTCAAGTGGGTGGTCATCATCGTCCTGCCGGCCATCGCCACGCTGTACGCGGCCCTGTCCGCCGTGTGGGCCTGGCCGTACTCCGACCAGGTCGTGACCACCATTACCGCCGTAGACACCTTCCTGGGCGCTGTGCTGTGCATCTCCACGGCCACTTACAACAAAGGGGGCAGCGGCAATGAGTAATTCCAGCCTGGTATCTTACACCAAACTCTCCCCTAACTGCGACCATCCACGGAACCACGCTATTGACAAGATCACCATCCACCACATGGCCGGTGATCTGTCTGTGGAGACCTGCGGCAATCTCTTTGCCAACCCCAACCGCGAAGCCAGCGCCAACTATGGCATCGGCTCCGATGGCCGGGTGGCCCTCTATGTGGACGAGGGAGATCGTGCATGGGCCTCTGCGTCCTCCAGCAACGACAACCGCGCCGTGAATATCGAGGTTGCCAACTGCGCCACCGGCGGCGACTGGCCCGTGTCCGATGCGGCTTATAGCAAGCTGATTGACCTGTGCGTGGACATCTGCCAGCGCAACGGCATCAAGGCCCTTAACTACACCGAGGGTGCAGACGGCAACCTGACCGAGCACCGTATGTTTACGGCTACGGCTTGTCCCGGGCCCTACCTGCACAAGCGCATGGGCCGCATTGCCGCAGAGGTCAATAGCCGTCTATCTGCCCAGCCTGCTAAGTCCGTGGACGAGGTTGCCCGGGAGGTGATCCGCGGTGAGTGGGGCAATGGCTCCGACCGCCGCCAGCGTTTGGAGGCCGCAGGGTACGACTATGATGCCGTGCAGGATCGTGTGAATGAGCTGCTGAACAGCAAGGAAGAGCCTGAGCAGCCGGGCAAGCCCACCACGCTGAACGTGCATGTCGGCGAGATTGTGGACTTCATGGGAGGCAAGCACTATACGAGCGCAAATGCCACATCCGGCACTGAAGTCAAGGCATCCAAGGCAAAAGTGACGGCAAAAAGCAGCGGCAAGCATCCGATCCATCTCCGCGCTGTTAATGACAAAGGCGCGTACATTAGCGGCGTGTATGGCTGGGTTGATCTCAGCACCATCACCACTGGTAGCGTTGTGAAAAAGTCAGTTAACGAGATTGCCCTGGAAGTTATTGCCGGCAAATGGGGCAACGGTGCTGAGCGTCGCTGCAAGCTCGAATCCGCTGGATACGACTACGCTGCTGTCCAGAAGAGAGTGAACGAACTGCCCATCTGAGCGGCTGAAGGATGCCGGGTTTGATGGGTATATCCGGTAACGGTAAACACCTGGAGGGCGCAGAGGACATCGCTACGCCGGCCTCACGCCCGTGCATAAGCATCCGCACCTCCACGGCTATTTGTTTTGTGTATGAACAGAAACCACAAGGCCGTAAGGGATTTTCTGTCAAATCTGCCGCCGAAACGAGCCGTTGCTTTTGTTGATTCTTTTTTGCTTCCTGACAATGAAGCGATGGTGGTCATAGAATGCGATGTGCGCCGCAAAAGTTGCGTACAGGTATCTATGGAGCGGAATATGTCCGTTGAAACCGTAAAGCGGCACAGATGCAGAGCGTATCATAAAATTGCACAGGAACTATTTATCCCCCTGCCTTAAACGGCGGGGGGATTTTTGCTTTTTTTGACACTTTTCAGGCACTTTCGGGTGCCTGTTTTTTTGTACCATAAAAGCAGAAAGAAGGTGGCAAAATGTACGAACGGCTTATAGCTTGCGGTTACACGGAGCAAATGGCAAGGGATATTTTGACCTTGTTCCCAGACCCGGAAGAATTGCGGATATACGTATATTTTGCCGAACTGTTCCGTGAAGAAAGGACGGTATGTTGATGGCATTTAATCCTTACTATCAGAATCCATATCAGCCAATGGGATATAACGGCCAGTACGGCAATTATGCCCCTCAGAACGCCGCAGGATCCTCGCAAGCGTTTGTGTGCCAAATTACAAGGGTAAACGGCAGAAACGGCGCAGAGGCTTTCAGAATGGCCCCAAACAGCTCCATTCTGCTGATGGACGAGAATGACCCTATCGTGTGGATGAAACAGACGGACGGCGCGGGGTATGCAACGGTAACGCCTTACACGGTTTCTCCGTATCAGGCTACCCCGCCTGTGGATGTAAGCAGTCTGGAAGAACGCGTAAAGAGATTGGAGGACACAATCAATGGCAAATCCAATGATGCAAATGCTGATGGGAAACGGAAGTCGAAAGCCGAATAACCCCCTTGCGATGGTGGCGGAGTTCCGAAGATTTGCTGCCGGCATGACCCCGCAAAAAGCACAGCAGGAAATCGAGCGGTTACTAACTTCTGGGCAAATGAGCAAAGAGCAGTTTGCTGATTTGCAGAAACAAGCAAAGGACTTTATGCAATTCCTGAAATAGGCCGGGTCGACACGGTTTATTTGTAAAAATTTATGAAAGGAGTTTTCCGCATGGAGAACGGTATGTCTCTTAGCGATATCGCCGCTGTGACGCGCGGTACAAACGAAGAAAACGGCTGGGGCTCCGGCTGGTTCCTTATCGTTGTTCTGTTCCTGTTCATGTTTGGTTTTGGCGGCAACGGATGGAATCGTCAGGGTGAGTTCGGGCAGTTCGCCACCGCTGCCAGCCAGCAGGAGATTCTGTTCGGCCAGCAGTTCGGCCAGATCAACGACCGCCTTACCAACATCGGTAACGGTATCTGCAATCTCGGGTACGAAATGCAGGGCGGCATCGGGCAGTTGGGCAAGGAGATGGCTTTGGCGCAGAACGGCACCAACATGACCATCATGCAGACAGGCAACAGCATCCAGAGCCAGATGGCGCAGTGCTGCTGCGACACACAGCGGGCCATTGATGGCGTAAACGCCAACATCGAGGCCAAGTTTGCGGCGCTGGAGAAGTCCCAGCTTGAACATCGCATTGCGGAGCAGTCCGCCCGCATTGCCAGCCTTGAGATGGATAACCGGATGTATGGTGTGGTGCGCTATCCCAACGGCTACACTTACAACGCCGGTAATTCCCCCTTCTGCGGCTGCAACAGCTGCTGCGGCGCAAACCTCTGACACAGAACGATAGGCCCCTTTTGGCCGGGTTATGGGCGGGGCTAATGTCCCGCCCTTTTAATTTAGAAAGGAGATTTTACAATGTCTTGCAAATCTGCGATTTACACTGCTATGCAGACCCCCACGGAGGTTGCCGTAAATGGTGTTATCCCTCTGGGCAGTCTTATCCGCCGCTATGGATGTGATATTTCTTTGAACGGAAACGCCGTCAATATCGTTGGCAAAGGGTATAAAGGATATTATGATGTCGATGTGTCCATCACTGTATCCCCCACGGCGGCAGGGACGGTCACTGCAACGCTCATCAAGGACGGCGTGGTTGTTCCCGGTGCGACAGCTTCCGCAAATGCTGCGGCTGGCGCGCCTGTTACGCTGGCATTTCCCGCTCTTGTGCGTCAGGCGTGTTGCGCATCCGGCTCTGCGCTGTCGCTGGTACTGACTGGCGCGGCATCCACAGTTAGTAATGTTGCCCTCCGGGTACAGCGCATCTGATGGAGGTGCGGGATGAAAGTTATTGAGAAATTGGAAAATTTTATCGATAGCGAGATCCACGATGCAGAAGTATATGCAAAGTGCGCCTTAAAATACAAGGAATCCGACCCCACGCTTGCGAAACTGTTTTACGATTTGTCCACGGAAGAAATGCGGCACATGGATTTGCTACATGGAGAAGTTGTCCGTCAGATTGAGCAGTATCGCAAGGCAAAGGGTGAACCGCCCGCCTCCATGCAGGCTATCTATGATTATCTGCACGAGAAGCAAATCGACAAAGCAAAGGATGTAAAGAGCTGCCAAAGCATGTATCGCAATGGGTAA